ATGAAACACCTAAAAGACCTAAAACAGCTCAAATCATATAGAGCGCGTATTAATAAATATTTCACCACTTTACAAGGAGCGTATCACACAGAAAAAGTTCCGGTAAAGGGTGCAAAAGATCATACCGAGACTATAGATCAAAAGGTATGGGACCGCGAACCCGAGCCTGCTACCCTATCAGGATTAGCATTGGCCATAGGTTTTACCAGTATAAACGAAATGGAGGCTTATGAGCGCGATGGCGAATATGCTGATATTGTTAAAAAAGCCAGGTTAAAAGTTGAATCTGAATATGAGAAAAGGCTTCATTTCCAGTCTGCCACCGGGGCCATGTTTTTTTTAAAGAGCCTCGGTTGGGATGAAAGACATCATGATCTTTTGCAGGATATACCCAAAACCATCAAAATAGAAATTATTGACCCTGGCACAAAGCTGGCAGGCACCGAAAAGGAAGTAGACCTTTAATCCATTATCATTCTATCCTTATCCTACCTATATGCACCCCAAAACCACCACCTTATTCAAACACAACTATGAAGCCACCGGGCATGTTGTCATCAACCAGGGCGGCACCAGCTCAGGTAAAACTTACGCTATTGAGCAGGTATTGTTTTGCCTGGCAGCAGAGAACGAGAAACAAATCATTACCGTTGTTGGGCAGGATATCCCCAATTTAAAATCGGGCGCGCTGCGCGATGCCCAGGCCATGCATAGTGAATCGGAGATACTGAAACGCCTTATTAAAAACTTTAACCATACCGACCGTATCTTTCAATTTACAAATGGCAGCATTATCGAATTTAAAAGCTACGCAAACGCCCAGGACGCGAAAAGCGGTAAGCGCGACTACCTGTTTGTGAACGAGGCAAACGGCATTGAGTGGGATGTTTACACCGAACTGGCGCTGCGCACCAAAAAACGCATCTTTATTGACTATAACCCCAACAACGGTTTTTGGGTGCACGATAAGCTGATAGGCAAACCCGGCGTACAGCTATTTATATCCGACCATAGGCACAACCCTTTTGTGGAGGATGCTATGCGCCAAAAAATTGAAGCCCTGAAAACCGAAGACCTTGAGTTATGGAAAGTTTATGCCCGTGGCCTCACCGGCAAAATAAACGGGCTGGTATTTGATAACTGGCACATTTGTGAAGCTATCCCACAGGATGCCAAATTAATAGCCGCCGGGCTCGATTTTGGCTTTACCAATGATGAAACCGGCTGCCTGCAAGTATATAAACAAAGCGGTGAGCTTTGGATAGATGAACTGATATACGAAACACGCCTCACCAATACCGATTTAGCCCGCCGGTTAGCAAGCAGCGGTATCAGTAAAACAACAGAAATAATTGCCGATAGCGCCGAACCCAAATCAATAGAAGAGCTAAAACGCCTGGGATGGTTTGTTACCGGTGCAAAAAAGGGTGCCGACAGTATCAAAAACTCGATAGATATATTAAGGCGCTACAAACTAAACGTAACCCGCAATAGTGTAAACCTGCGTAAAGAGCTGGGCAGATATAAATGGAAAACCGACAACAAAAGTGGCCGTTCCATTAATCAACCCGTTGATACCTATAACCACCTGATTGACCCCTTGCGTTATATAGCGTTAAATAAGTTAAATACAAAAGGTGGTAACGGTGTAAAAAGCAGGCTGCCAGCCCCCCTGCCCCCTAAAGAGGCTGCTTTGGACGCGTTTCTTAGGCTTACCTGAGAGATAAGTCCTGTAGGGACTTTGGGGGGCTACCAACCAGTTGTGCCGCTGGCACAAGAGAACTATTCAAACAATCGGTGCAATCAATAAAATCGGTGACTCTCAATAAATAATATGATAGAAAAAACACTTATAACCACACATGGTAAACTGCGGGTAAACATCCCATCGCAATTAAATGAAGTTACGCTGGGGCAAATGATGGCTTTGCAGGATGCTCCAGATTTGGGCGACCTGGATGCCATCAGCATCTTATCCGGCGTGCCCGTTTCCGAACTGCAATCGGTAAGTGATGCCGGCGATTTTATGCAATTTGCAGATACGGTGCTGGCGTTGTCGCATCAGATAAAATATTTGTATAACAGCGATGAGGTCCCCAAAAGCATTAGCATTAAAATTGATGCGAAAGCTGTTAAAATAAATATTATCCGTAACCTATCGGTAGAACCCGCCGGGGCATTTATGGCCGCCCGTGATGTGATTGCCGATGAAATTGCCGATCACATCAAAATATACGGCGAAGATAACTGGCAGGACTATTTTAACCCATCGCTTACGGCATGCTGCAAAGTACTGGCCTACTACTTTTACTGCCGCGTAACCGGCAATAAGTATGATGAATATGCTGCCGCTGCTTTTACCGAAACCATTAAACAACTTAGGGTAACGGAGGCACTGCCCATAGCCAAACATTTTTTTATGAGCTATCCCAACTTATCGAAACCGAGAACAGGCTTCTGGCATCGGCTGCAAACGCTTTGGAAAAGCGCGCTGGCATCCAGGCGTTCGAAAAATTTAAATACATCAACACTGTAAATTCCCTTGCCGGGGGCGATATCAGCAAATGGAACCAGATACTGGCCATGCCTTACGAACGTATCCTGACCAAACTACTGCTCAACAAAACAGAGGCTGAATACCAGAAAAGGTATAGCGAAATGATGCAGCAGTAGGCGGCGAGCAGTTTGCAGTTGAAAGTTTGCAGTTAGCATTTCTGTGCTGTTGTCAGTTTGGGATTGGCGGTTAATTTACTCACCCCGACTCCGCTCGCTTGACCGGGTGAGTTAAATCACGAAATGACAGGCTTCTTCATTAATGTCAGTCTGAGCCTGTCGAAGACCTAAACGCCTTGCTTGTCCCTATTAGTTCGACAAGCACACAATAACAATCAACTAATCACCAATCAACCACTCACTATTCACCAACACATGCGTAACCAAATAGAAATCATAACACAAAGCCTTAGCGCCAACCCCTCGTTTTTATACGGCACCGAAAAAGAACTGAATACCCTGGCAGATGATGCCGCGTTCCCTTGTATATTTATGTACCCCATGCAGCCCATTGTGATATCGCCGCAGGTAAACGGGTCGGTAGATAATGTATTTACCCTGTACCTGGAGTTTCTTTATAAAACAGAGTTCGGCCAGTTCACTGCCGAAAACGAAGCCTACGTACAGCAAGCCTTACGCATGGCAAACGAGTTTATGGTGAAAGCGGCCAAATACCGCGATGGCGAAGGCCGGTATTTCCGCATCAAAGCCGGCGAAAAAGCTAAATGCATGCCGGTGTACAATAAGTTTGATGTAAATACCACCGGCGTTGGCCTTACAGTAACATTAAACACCATGTATTACGATGTGTACTAAAAAAGTCCATGGTCGATAGACCATAGTCTATAGTACCTGAATTTCGGCAATGGACTATGGACCATCGGCTATCGACTACATAAATCATCAATTCACTTACTCACTACTTCAATTATGGCAATATTAGCAAGCATCGATTATTCAAACACCCGGCAGGTAGGCACACAGGTGCAGGGGCAGGTATTTATTAAACTCACCGATTCGGAAACCGGGCAACCCACAAATGGCAATAACGTGGTGGTTAGTTATCAGATAATCCGCAACAATGGCGCGCCTGTTAATGCCACAACTACCATCCCCGGGCAAAGGGCATCTATTTACACGGGTGTAATAAGCGATAGCAACCCCGCTAACCAATCCTGGACATCTTTTAACATAACAGGTATAAGCGCCCCAATTGACACACCTGCGCCACAGCAACCCGGAGATATCGAGATAATAAACATCGTTATTGATTCAGGTGAAACCTCGCCGGGCGCCAATAACGCGCAAATAACGGTTAACGCAACGGCAACGTACCTGCCGCTTGCCTACAAGCTTGATGGCATATTAACACAGGCATCAAATATTTTTACCGGGCTGGCAGGTGGTAACCATACGGTTATGGTTACAGATGCCAACGGCCAAAGTGTAAGCAAAACCATATTTATACCAACGGTAAACAACCTGTTACAGGCAGACCCATCAGTAACCCTGCCGGGTGAAAACATTTCGCGGTGGAACGCCGCTTTTAACCCGGTTGTTTTCACTTATCTGCGCCGCGATTTTAGCGTTACCGGTTTGCAGCTAAACACGATTGATGGTAAAACCCGGGTATTCGTGAATACCGATGTATCATCGGTTACCCCCGGCGACCTGATCTACATAGAAACCGATACCTGTACCGGCACTTTCGCGGTTACTGATAAGTATAACAGCAACGCATTTGTTATTGATACCCCGTTTACCACAAGCAGCACGGGTTTCATCAATATTAACCGCTTAAGGCCCTATTATAAAGTGCTTACCCGCATCACCTTTTACGATAAAATAACCGGCAGGGAAAGCACCATTACCTCAAAAAACCGCCCCAACAACAAAGGTATAACCCGGGCCGATATTTCGAACTTTTTACAAAGCCTGTTGCGTGCTAAGGACGAAAGTGGCTACACCCAAACAAATTACAGGGATGACAACCTTAGTGCAAGCTACAAAATTGCCTACGCCGAAGAATGGGATGGCCAAACCCCGCTGTTCAATACCATCCACCCCCCCTATTATGTACTGTATGCGGCTAAACAATTGGGCGAAAAGTATGGCGGTAACCTGGCAGTATATGTACCTTTTGCCAATGTACCCACCGGCGCTGATAAAGCCAGATGGATAACCGATTTTACCGAACCTGCTTACAGTAATGGTTACCCTTTCGATATCGGTTTTATTTACAGTGATGAACTGGTAGGCCGCGCACTATATGCCGACTTTACCCTGCTGGATATTAACCGCAACCCACTGCCCGGAGGGCCGCAAACCAACTATTTGTTAAATGATGATGGCTCGTGGTTGTTAAACCAGGATGGGGGCAAAATGGTTATTGCCAGGCAAAGCCAGTCGGTAGTGCCGGTGCCCGGGCAGTTGGGGTTGAACAGGCTGCTTGTTGAAGGGCCTTTTGCCAATGATGTGTATTACATTAACGTAACGCTGAAGTATGATGATGAAGGCGGCATTACCCACGCCGTTACCCAAACCCAAACCATACGGGTGGATGATGCCGTAGATGATCAATCGCTTTACCTGCGCTGGATAGGCCTAAACGGCAGTTGGAACTACTATCGCTTTGTTTACAACCAGGAAGTAAACCTTGATGTGCAAAACGCCGTCATCATTAAAAACTATGTAAGCGACTGGGAACACCAGGACAGTATTGAAGAAGTAATCAGCAAAACGGCCGGGCAAAAGGTTAAGGTAATGGCCGAAGACCTTTCCGTTGCCGATATAAAAGGCCTGCAATCCATCAAATATTCGCCAAAAGTGCAAATGCTGACGGGCAAAAACCCGGTTAAGTGGCAAACCATCGTTATCAATACCGCTACTTACAGCGAGTACGAAACCCGCAACGGCCAGGCGCCATTCAGCGTAACGTTTAATATGCCGTCTATAAATATACAGGTGCAATAATGCTTTTTAGAGGTGCGGAGTGCCGGTGGGAGGTGCGCCTTTCTACCGCACTCCGCACCAACAACCGGCACCACAACCAACTACAGAATGAACCAACTCCAACTATACATAAACGACGAACTTGTTGACCTGGCCGATGATAACCCCGTGGCCCTCACCTTCCAGATCAATAACCTGGCCGAGGTTAAAAACCAGCAGGGTAACACCAGTAACCAGTTTAAGCTGCCGCTAACCCAGCGCAACCGGCAAATACTGGGCTTCCCGGATGATGTGGCTTTCACCACCGCTTTGCCCTACGATAATTACCAGGCCAAACTGATACAGGACGGGCTGGAGATAGTGCCATCCGGATCGGCGGTTTTAAATAGCGTTGATGACGATACCGCGGCCATAACCGTACTAAGCGGTAATGTTGATTTTTTTGACGCGCTGGATGTAAAGATCTATGACATGGGCGATAGCACTACAGATATTGGCAAGCAAAAGGCCTTTGAGCCCTACATGCATACCTGGAGCGTGGATAGCGTTGTGTCGTCGCAAAACAAAACCAGTGGCTGGATCTGGCCGGTGGTTGATTATGGCCTCATCCCTGCCGATTTTGTAAATAACCCGCAAATAGATGTACGCTACATGCGCCCCGGCTTTTTCCTGAAAACCGCCATTGATACATTTGTTGCACTGGCCGGTTACAAGGTTGACCCTGATTCGTTTTTGCTGAAACAGCCCATGTACGAAAAACTGATCGTGCAGTTTGCAGGCGACAGCTTTGAACACGGTACCGATTACCAGAACTCGCCGGATACGCAGGGGTTATTGGCCAGCCGCGGCCAGGATTTTTCCATGTCCTATCGCGATACCAATAAGGCTTTTGGCGTTATCCCCTTTTTAAATGTGGTTAATAATAAAGACGGTAATTATAACCCGGCAACCGGTATTTTCACAGCCAGCGCCGTTGTAAAGGTTGATATCACTTTAAAAATACCCTCATTTTATTTTCATGGGCGTATCACGAGCGATTATAAATCAAATGTCGAGATCAGGCTGTTTTTCCATGACCCGGTAAATGGCGATAAAGATTTAGCGGTAACACAGTTCGATTTAACCGACGCTAAACTTGATGATCCTATCAGCCTCCCTAAAATTACGGGTTACAAAAAAACTACCGAACCGGTTACCTTCTCCGCCCCGGCCGAGCTTGCGCCCGGTTGCCAGCTCATGGTTGTTTACAGGTTTCAGGGGTACACCGGGTCCGACTTTAGAATGCCGGCTGACACCCAACTAACCATCACCGCCGATAACCACGACGTGCTGTACGGCCAGCAGATCCAATGCGAGCGCATCTTCCCGGATATCACCCAGAAGGATCTGCTTAAAGATACCCTGCAGCGTTTCGGCATCATCTGCCAAACGGATAATACCACGCGCATGGTTACCTTCTCGTCCTTCAGGGATATTGTAGAGAACATCCCCCGGGCGCTGAACTGGACGGGCAAATGCCTGGACCAGGGTAAAACCATAACTTTTCAGTTAGGTAACTACGCGCAGGTAAATAATTTGCTTTATAAAGAGGACGAGGGCATTTTTCCGCAGAAGTTTGGTAACGCCCAAATTAAAATAGCCGACAAAACCCTGCCCCTTAGCGCCGACTTGTTCGAGAGCCAGTTTGCCGCCACCCTTAACCGCCCCTACCTCAACGGCAGTATAGCGCAGATATCAAAAGTAGATACCAAAGACGACCCCGAAAACATCGACTTTAATACCAGCACCCAGCCGCGTATATTGATAAACGAGCAGTACAACCTGAGGCAATACGGTAAGCAAATTAAATTCACAGATGGCACCAACACCGTTACTTATAATGATGTGATATCGGTGCCGTACTTTTACAAAACCGGGGGCGAGCACAACCTGCAATGGGAAGACCTGCGCCTTAACTACTACCCCGAGCTTGAAAAAATACTGCAGCAAACCAAAAAGGTGGAACGCTACTTTATGCTGAGCCCGCGCGATATCCTGGAGCTGGACCTGCTCGTCCCAATTTACCTGGAGCAGGACGGCGCCTACTACTACATCAATAAAATTGACAGCTGGCGCAAAGGCCAGCCGGTAAAGGTAGAGCTGGTGAAACTGGGTTAGTGAAAAAGAGTCAGGACTTTTTGAAGTAAGAATCAAGACCCTGCTGCCGGGAAATCAGTAACAATGCCTTGAGCTTATCTTGATTCTTGACTCTTACATCTTGATTCTATTAAGAGAACATACCGTGTGTTATTTCTTCAATAGCATCGTCAGCGTAAAAAAATATGGTGAACATGCCTTGCGATTGGGTAATACGCAGTATATCCTCGCGCTTGATGTGGTTCTCATTGATAAAACGGGTAAGGCGCTCGTGAGCGCTAAAGTAATCGGATTTTAAAACGATCATGGTGTTTATAATTTTAGATAAGATTATAAACGAGGCGGAATTGTTACAGTGAATACTTCTCCCATCGGTCGAAGTTTGCAAATCGACCTAAAATTGAGCAAGAATTCGTCTTGCGATAATATTTAATGCTTACTCTAATTTTAAGTTTGATTTGTTAAAACCAATTAATATATTTACCAATAAAATTAGCAAAACCTAAAACCAAATATGAAACGTCTGTATTTTTTATTTATCCCTGTACTGCTGGCTGGTTGTAAACCCGCTTCAAATCCCAATCATACGGTTAAGCCAATGCCGGCCAGTGAAATTGCTTTTATAAAAAAAGTTACTACAACCGATTCAATTTTTCAGTCTCAAAAAAATGAGATCACAAAAAAAGAATATCTAAAAACAGGAAAAAAAGAGATGGAGGCTTACATCTTAAAAAATCTTGATATTAAAGATTGGGTAGTTAAAGTAAACGAAATTACTGTTGACAGTGCAGCCATAGCCTACATTAAGGTAACTATGTTTGTACCAATTGGCGATTGGAGAGAGGAAAAGTATCCCGATTTAAATTTTCCTGTGTTTACTGCTTTATTAACAACCAAGGAAAGTAAATTAAAAACCCAGCTTAAAAGTATTGAAAAATTAGACGAAGTGTATATTTCAGGCCAGATAGTAAAAATGTTAAATGGCCGAGTTAATATCGCCTCTACCACACCATCCACACTTGATGACGATGACAGAATATTCAGCAACTTAGCTCTAGACCTTCATCTAACAGATATCAGAAAAACCCATTAGGCCTTTAATATAAGCTGCTATGCCGCTTATATTTTCGAACAATTTATGCCAAATAGCATATTTTTCATTTTATCAGAATACTTAATTTCATCGTTAAGTAATTTCAAAACTTCTTTTATTCTACCATATAGTAAAAAAGTTTTAAATCAGATACACCGGTATGAAGAATTTTCAAGATGTCACTCTGATTAATGTTGTTTTCGTTTATAAAGTCACATAAACTTTTTTCTGGTGTCCATCCAGCAAAGATTTTGTACTTAAGCTTTTTCATATTTTTTAGTTGAAATTTTCAGGCAAATGCCTCAGTTTAAAGGTAACCCTATTCTTTATTTTTTTAACACAATATTATACAATTATGGCAGATAATCCATACCAATCGCCCTTTGACGACGAGTCATCAAAACAGGCAGCTACTTACTTAAAGGCACTTAATGAGCTGCGATTGTCAATTACCGGACTGGGAAAACCAATAACAGACGTTTCCAGAAACATAAAAGATCTGAACAACGATCTTAACAAACTATCGGGCACAGTTAACCAAATGGCAAAGGATAGCCAAACGGCAGATGGTGCGAATAATAAACTCACAGACGGGCTTGAAAAACTCGCTAAAACCCACGAAACATTAGCTAAGGTAATTGATATTGCAAAAGGTTCTTTTGCCACTTTTGAAGCAACGTTAACAGCTGGTTTAACATTAATTATTGCTTATGGCCCCGCAGTTTGGAATATTGTAAAATCATGGATAAGTGGAAAGGAAACTATTAGCCAGGCTACGCTAAGCATAAACACTTTAAATAAGGCCTTAGGCAGTAACGATGTAACAAATGCTGCAAAGCAATTTAACGAGTTAAAAATAAATATCGGCTTGGCTAAAGATGGCACTTTGAGCAAAAAGGAAGTTTTAAAACAGTATAACGAAACCCTTGGCAAAACCATGGGCCATGCTAAAGATCTTAACGAGGCCGATGAAAAAATGATCAAAAACGGTGCCGCATATATTGACATGACCCTAAATAAGGCCGCCGCGCAAATTGCTTTACAGGATGCGGCAAAAAAATCATTTGAAGCAAAACAGATATTACAGCAAACTGATGATGAAACCTTAGATTTTTGGGACAAGGCAAAAAGCTATGCAATAACTATCGGCAGTTTCGCAAGCCCGGCTGATTACCAAAAAATGGATGCAGCCGACAAACGGAAAGAAAACTCCAAAAATGCCCAAGATGAATCAGACAAATTATTAAATATAGCAAAAACTTATCAAGCCCAAGCAGCAGAAATAGCAAAGAAGAGCCACTTGTTATTTACAGAAAGCAACACCCCATCGGGTACCGGTAAAGAAATCAAACAACAGGTAGATTACCTTAGCCAAGTCGAAAAACTAAGAAAAGATTCGCTGGCAAGGCAATTACAATTGGTTTATGAAGGTTATGGTGCAGAAGCCAAGGCGGAAAACGACAGGTATAATAAGGAATTGGCTGGTTTACAAGATCTGCTTAAAAACAAACACATAACACAGGCGCAATACAATACAGTGAGCGCACAGCTACAAAGCGAGCATAACGCAAACATTGGCAAACTGGTGGATAAGTACAACGCCATAGATGCAGATAAAACAACACAGGCACAAAATGAGCTGGTTAATTTGCAAATAAAAGGCATGAAAGAAGGTGCTGATAAGAAGATAGCACAGCTTAATGAGCAGCACCAGGAAAGTTTACAGCAAATAGGTAAGCAGGAAAGAGAGTTAGCAGACCGCAAAGCGAGATTAGAGGGTCAGATTGTTTTGGCACTGGCAGGCAACCCGGCTGCCGATGTTTCCGAACTTCAAAGGCAGCTTACCTCAGTAAACGATCTATATAAAATAAGTGGCGACAAAAAAATTGAGCTTGCCAAACAAACACAGCAAGAAATTGAGAAGATAAAAAGCGAAGAAGCTCATAATAACCTGATGGATGCCGACCAGGGTGCCGTTGATTCGGCAAGGGGGCCGGCGGAAAAATTGGAAGCTCAAAAGAAACTCATATTTGATAAATACCAATACGAGATAGATCTTGCTAGTGGAAATGATGAAAAAATAAGGGCCTTAACTGCAAAACGCGATGAAGAAACCACCCAACTAACAAAACAAGGCGAAAAACAACGTGCGGATATTATGTTACAAACGGCACAAACAGTGGCCGGTACTGCAATTACAATTGTTAGCAATAACATGAAAGCACAAAGCGATGCCAAGATCAAATCGCTTGAAAAAGATAAAGCGAACGATTTAAGTAACAAAAACCTCACATCAACCCAGCGAAAAGCAATTGAAGATAAATATCAGAAAAAAGAGAACCAGGAAAAGGTAAAGGCATTTAAGGCAAACCAAAAAGTACAAATTGCCGAGGCGCTTATAAATGGTGCAATAGGTGTCCAAAAAACAATTGCCGAATGGGGTATGCCTTTTGCCCTGCCTTTTATGGTTCCGGCTATAGCTCAAACTGCTGCCCAGGTAGCTATTATAGCTACCCAAAAACCACCTGCGTATGCCAAAGGCGGTAGGTTCGTGTCTGATGGTCGTGGCGCATTGCTGCCCGGGTACAGTCACACCGATAACACCAACGCCTACCTGCGCAGCGGCGAAGCGGTGGTGGTGTCCGAAGCTATGCGTAACCCCTGGGCACGAAATTTGGTAAGCGCCATTAACGTTGCCCACGGCGGCCGGGATTTCTCGATGCCAAACACCGGCCGCGGTTACGCCATCGGCGGTATATTTACCGATGGCGGCAACGCCAACCGCTACTACAACCAGCCCGTTAACGATGCCAAAGAACTGGCCAACACCCTGGCCTACCAGATGATCAATAACTTCCCCCCTATTTATGTAGACGTGAAGGACGTTAATAACCAGCAGAACATACTGGCACAAACAGTTAACAGGGTGAACCTTTAACCCCCTAACCCCCTGGGGAACGAAATTTTAAAAAATATGAGCGACACTAATAAAACTACCTTTCAAAAGCTCCCACTTCAGGGGGTTAGGGGGCTAAACATCCAAACAGCAAACACACTATACGACGAGGGCATACTTACGGTCATGTATAAGGCCGGTTTTATCACCACCAAAGTATTCACCTACCGCGAGATCTACCTTTGGGTAAACGCCCAGGTACAAACCCGCGGCATCAGCAAAAACCAGGCAGTACTGGATGCCGAAGTAAAATTCGGGAAAGACGAACGCACCATCTGGCGGGCAATGAATTGTTTTTCGGAGTGATGAGGTGCGGGGATTGTGGTGCGGGTGCGGGATAAAAAACACCTACTGACAAAGTAGTGTCACCATCGCAATCAATAATAATCCCGATATTTGTATAGTTCAAAACGTCTAAACTTTCCCTGCCCATGTCAGTCTGAGCCTGTCGAAGACCTAACAAAGTAGCTAATGGTTCGACAAGCTCACCATGACAGATGCCCTTGACGATCGGGATAACGGCAAAAAGACCACTGACAAACTACTGTCACCATCGCAATCAATAATAGTCCCGATATTTGTATAGTTCGGTTGTCACCACGTTTTCCACTCATGTCAGTCTGAGCCTGTCGAAGACCTAACAAGCAGCTAATAATTCCACAAGCTCACCATGACAGCAAGAGCTTGAACTATGCCAACCGGCATTTAAAACCAACCGTTTCTGAACCATGACTTCCTTGACTAAAGGATTTCAATATTTCTAAAAAATCAAGGTCATCAGGAAAGGCCTACGGATAAAGGTTCAGACAATCAAATCGGTGTAATCGTTACCCAATCGGTGTAATCCCAAATAATAATCGGTGTAATCACACCAAAATCTGCGAAATCAATAACTATGAAAATATACCTATACGATACCGAAACGGATTGCATTGGCTCGGGGAGCCTGTCGTCCGCTTACGTAAAATCACAATTAGATGCAGCTGCCGGCGCCGATGTTGCGGTACACATCAGTTCGGTAGGTGGTTCGGCCTTTGATGCCATAGCCATTTACGACCTGCTGAAGAAGTACCCCGGCAACGTTACCACCTATATAGATGCCCTTGCGGCGTCGGCAGCGTCGGTAGTGGCCATGGCAGGCAGCAAAATAGTAATGAGCAAATACGCCCTGCTCATGATCCACAAACCGATGGTGGGCAGCGGCGGCAATGCCGATGAGCTTTTAAAAGATGTGCAGATGTTAAATGTAGTGCAATCGCGCCTGGCGCAAATCTACATGGACAAGTCCGGGTTGGACGGAGTTACCGTTAATAGTTTGATCAACTCCGTCACCTGGATGACTGCCGACCAGGCCCTAAACCTGGGTTTTATAGATGTAATTGAAGATTACAGCGAAACCATTATTAACAGCGCATTAATAAAAAAATATACCGATACGGCACCGGCAGTTTACCAGCGCTGCATCAACAAAATCTTAACAAACAAAAGCAATATAAACATGGACAACAGAGAACTGATTGAAAAAACCACCTCGGTTTTAGACAAGATCATGAACTTTTTTAAACGGGTGGTAAACAAGCAAACCATTACAGACAAAGGCACCCTGCACCACGCCGGCGAAGTATGCGAAGGCGCCGAGGTGTACCAGGACGAAGAACTAACCGAACCTGCCATTACCGACACCTACACCACCGCCGAAGGCCAGCAATTAGCCATAAAAGAAGGTAAGGTGCAAAAGGTAACACCTGCTGTTACAGACGATGAGGACGAAGAGGATTTACCAGTAGCCAAATTTAAATCATCAGCTAAACCGGGCGAAGTGCAAAATAAACTGCAGCAAATAAAAGCCCGCTTGCACGCCCAAAACGCATTGCTTAACGAAGCAAAGGTCGCATTGGAAGAAGCCCAGGCCCGCCTAACCAAAACCCGCGAAGAAGTGAAGAACGAAATAAAAAGCGACTTCACCCCGGAGGGATCAAAACGCAGCAGCAAGGCCAAAACCGAAACCCAACCCTTTTTTGCCCCCCAAAGCACCCTGGCGCAAAACGCGGTTAAAAGAGCGGTAGGGAAATAAATATTAAGTGCGGAGAGCGAAGTTGCCGGTGCGAGGATCTTCAAATTTCTCTTCCCAAATTTCGCCACTCCACGCACCGCAACCTCCGCACCTTTATTAAGCATCTCCGCTCCCCGCTCCATCATCCTCGCACCCATCTAAAATTCAACAATACTAAAACCAAAAAATGGCTCAATTTACATTCACAAACAACACCTATGCCGGCGAAGCGCTGGCGGGATTTATGGCAAGCACGCTGCTGGAGGCCGACTCCGTAAAGCGTGGCCTGCTAACCGTTATTAACGACGTAAAACAACGCAAGATCATCCTTGATGTGGATGACGATGTAGTGCTGCAAAACCCATCTGGCATATTTGCCGACCAGGGCACCACCGCCACACAAACCGAAAGCTACCTTGACCCGGTTGTGTACGAGTTTATGAAACAGGAACAATGGGACAAGCTGGTACAATCATGGGAAAGCCAGCAGCTAAAACCCGGCGCGTTCCTTGATTACGAAGGCGTAGTTGACCTGAGCGACTTTATGGTACAGCGTTACCTAACCAAAATACAAATAGCTAACGAGCGCTTGTACTGGCTGGGTAAAGGCTCAACCAAAGAGGCTGCATTTACTGCACCTTTCACAGGTTTATTACCATCTATCGCGGCAGCAAGCGGCGTTTACAAGGTAGGCCTGGGCAAATCAGAAACATCAATGGCTGCAACTGCCATCAGCGGGTTAGGCGTGGTAACCGTAACCAGCACTGTAACTTTAAGGGACGGCGATGTGGTAACCCTTACCGGCGTAACCGGTGGCATTAAAGATACTACAAATGGCGGCGCAGGTATTGATGTGGTTGGTCAGTCGTACTTTATCCAGGTAGCCAGCGCAACCACATTTAAACTGGTGCGCAACTACAACGAAGTGAATACCCGCAAGGCGGCAAGCTTCAGTGGCACAGCAACAGCTGCAACCGTTAGCTACATCAACGCGAGCAACGTATTAGGTGTATTAACCGGCATCTACGCCCAGCTGGACCCTGCCGACCGCTCACAGGAAGATTTTAACCTGCAGATCCCATTACACGTAGGTTATGCTTACGCACAGGCACAGGCAGACAAGGCGGTAAACGTACTAAATGCCTTTACCGATCCAAAGAAAATGGATTACCTGGGTGTACCGCTGCAACTGATGAATCACTGGCAGGCCAACACCATTTTGGGTGCGCGTTCGTCAAACCTGTTCCTGGGGGTAGATCTTTTGGGCGATGCTTCCGAGCTATCAACCGTTTACATGAAGCCTTACACCAACGATAACGTGGTACGCATGAAAGCCCGTATGAAAGCGGCCGTAAACTTCAAATTCGCTAACGAGCTATTTTACTTATCAGCTTAACAGCAGAGAGTGGTGTATTGGTTGATTAAGTGAGTGGTTCTTATCTCTTCCTTATCATCCAATACAACCAATCAACTATTCACTTAATCAACTACTTAACCAATCAAACCAACAAATGTCAATTTACAATAAAATAAACGCCGGGTTTAGCCTGGGTACAAGTGAGCCTGTTACCGCAGGTATAGAAGATGTAGTGTACATATTCAACGAGGACGATTTTGTGCTTACTTACGACACCACCAACCCGCTTATCATTAAAGATATCACCGCAGTTGCCACAGCCAAGGTTTACAAATTCCAGGGCACCAACAATAGCTTCAACACCATGAGCAAGCTGGCCAAAACCCAGGTAGGCCCGCGTTATACCGAAGAGATAGATTTCAACATCGCCGGTTTATCTACCGATGTTAAGGCGCAACTGATGGCTATGGGTTACGGCCGTGTAAAAGCCATCGCTGTAAACAACTATAAAGACAGCGATTCGGCAGTTGAGTTATTTGGCGCCGTAAACGGCCTCATTGTTACCGAAGCAGAACGCAACGCAGCCGATGAAACTTTAGACGGCGGTTACAAGATCAAATTAACCAACCCTGATAAATTAAAGGAGCCATACCCGCCACGTGCCGTATCAATAGCACCTACAAGCGGAACGGCCACCTACGCCAGCACTATAGCTGCACTTGAGGCCTTGGTTGCGGCTTAATTTAAATTATTAATCATTGGGTCATTATAGATGGTAATGACCCAATGACTGCAAAGCAACGACTCAATGATTAAAACATGAAGAAATACATTTTAAAACCCGGCAAGCATCAGTTTGCCCCTGGCTCGGTGGCCGTGCATAGCAATGATAACCTTACGGATGAAGAAGCCAAATGGTATTTACAGCGGTATCCACACATAACAACGCTGTTTATTGAAATTCCGGAAGATGAAAAACCCGATGCCAAAGTCAAACGAAAAAGGATTCCTAAAAAATCGGTGGAATCATCAAAAATCAGTGTAATCCCATAAATTATGAAAACCTACTTACCACAAATTGAACGGCGTATACTGGTAAGGCCTAACCAAACCTTCGGCATACTTAATTACGATACGGACAACGCCTATCCGCAACGCATGCTAGAACTGGTAGGCCAATCCCCTACCGCTAAAGATTGCTGGAACAAGCGGGCCAGATTTATTGCAGGCAATGGTTTTGAAGAAGCATCGATTGGCAAACAGGTTGTCAATAGCAATGGGTTAACCATAGCCAAACTGTTAAAAGCCATTGCAACAGATAAGGCGCTGTTCCGCGGGTTTGGCATCCATGTTAATTACAATGCCAACTTTAAAATTGCATCGCTTAACTATGTAAAGTTCGAAGATATCCGCATGGGCGATATAGATAGTACGGAAACCACAGACAAGTTTACCATCTATAACGACTGGGGCCGCAAAACCTGGAAAAACATCATGCGTAGCAAGATCTCCTTTCTGGATAAATATATCCCCGATGAAACCGTCATCAAACAACAGGTTAAAACCGCAGGTGGTTGGGATAATTACAAAGGACAGTTATTCTATTTTAACCCCGAAGTTTGTGATTACCCATTAATAGAGGCCGACTCTGTTTGGGAGGATTTCGAGACCGAGGCAGGCATCAAGATCTTTAACAATCGCGAGGTTACAACCGGCTTCCTGCCATCAACCATGCTGTTTATGCAATCGCGCCGCGAAGAAGCCGATAATAGCACAGACAATGGCAAATCCAACACGCCATCGCAATTAGAAAAAGACCTGGGTAGTTTTCAAGGAGCAAAAAGCGCCCAAAAGATAATTGTGATAGAGTACGAAGATGAAAGTGCCAAGCCCGAGTTTCAACCCTATGCTATTCAAAACAACGACAAGCTTTTTGAAAGCACCGAGCGGTCTGTAGAGGCTCGCATTATCAAAGGATTCTCCGTTCCCAAGGAATTGATCAATGCTGAAAAATCATCCGGATTGAGCAATGGTGGCGAAAAGAAAGAAGCTATCCGCGAGTTTAACGACAATACTACTGCCGACAGGCTGGAATTGAGTGAAACCCTGGAAGAATTATTTAGCCATTACTACCTCAACATCAATCCAAAAGCAAACTGGGCTATAACCCCAATACCGGCAACAGTAGCCGATGATGCTATAGGCATTAAAGCGGGGTCTGCCATCAATCAGTTATTACAATCGGCAATCCCGGTAGAAGCAAAGATTGCCACATTGATTTACGCTTACGGCTTTAAACAGGCTGAAGCAGACGCCATGTGTGCCTAAGGATGCCAGCCGGCGAACAAAAATAATTTACGAGAATAAAATAAAACTTCTCCGCCGGCTGGCGGGGGACTGGAGGACTATGCCATGTTAAACTTAATTACCCCCGAAACTTTGCAACGATACGAAGATATTGCTGTGAACATAAAACCCGAACGTATAAAGGTATTTATACATAAAGCACAGGAGCTGGACCTGAAACCTTTTTTAGGTTACATTTTATACTATGACCTGATTAAGCAGTTGGATGATGATGGCGTCTTAAAAGATGATGCACCACAACATTATAAAGACCTGGTTAATGGATCTGAATACTTAGATGAACAGGGCTACATTGTTTTATACCAAGGATTACAGCCTGTACTATCATACTTTGCATTCGCACGTTTTATTGAAGCCGACAGCGTACACTTCACAGCAACCGGACCAGTTACCAAACGCTACGATAATGCCGATGCTTTACCCGCAAAGGACATTGTAAAACTGGTGCAGCAACAACGCGGTACTGCCAATGCATACGCTAATGAAACCGAACGGTTTTTAATGGATCACCGGGAAGATTTTCCGGTTTGGCATTATAATCAAAAGAACAAAAGCGCCAGGCAAGCGGGGCCACGTATCCGCTCAGTTGATATTACAGACTTTAACTTCCCGGCCGACAACTTTAGCACCAATCAATTAATAACCGAATTTTTAAATTAATGGCGACAGACAAAAAAATAAACGAATTACCGGTAATATCAAGTGTCGCGGCCTCGGACGTTTCGGTACTGGTACATAACGGAACCGACTACCAGTATAGCTTTACCACCCTGCTTGAGTTTATCCAGGCAGGTGTAAATCCGGGTGCAAATATTTCATTCGGTACTACCCTGCCTCAAAATACAACCGGCAAAAATGGAGATGTTTTTATTAATACAGCTGCCGGCTCATTCGCACAAAAGCAGTCTGGCGCATGGTTGGTAAAATATACGTTGCCTGCAATCAGTGACATCACCGATGGTACGGTTCTATATGGCTCCGGCGCGCCGGGTAGCGGCATTGGTAGCAACGGCGACACCTATATAAACATCGATACCGGCATTTTTTACCACAAGGCCACAGGTGCATGGGCTCAGGTGTTCTCTATGCAAACCGGTCCGCAGGGGCCAAAGGGCGACAAGGGAGATACAGGCATAACCGGAGCTAATGGTAAAACTATTTTAAACGGCACTTCAAATCCATCAAACTCCACAACTGGTGCCAATGGCGATTTCTATCTTAACACAAACACCTATCAACTATTCGGCCCTAAAGCCGATAGCGTATGGGGGTTAGGAACTGCAATAATCGGCCTAACCGGTGAGCAGGGAGAAACTGGCCCAAAAGGTGATACCGGCCTTACAGGCGAACCAGGAATTGGCGTTGCTACAGGAGGCACAAGCGGGCAAGTACTTAGTAAAGTTAGTAATGCTGATTTTGATACGGAATGGGTGGATGTTGCGGCGGGTAGCGGCGGAGAAATTGCTACAGAAACAGCACCGGGCATTATTGAAATTGCCACTATCAGCGAAGCTTTAGCTGGAATTGATGACGAGCGAGCAATGACAGCGTTAAAAACTATTGCCATTATACTTGAAGAGAAGAAAAAAGTAAGCTATCAGATTAATCCTATTTCCGTAAACGAGGTTTCTGTAATGATGGAAAAATCAGGGCAGGTAAATAGCATACTTATTTCGGGGGCATCTTCGGCAAAGCTTAAAATCAGTTTGTCGGGAACGTACCCCGTAGGCACGCAAACATTTCCTTTTGCCTATGCAGCGGGCGAAAGGGTGTTTATCACCTATAACTACAACGATTTAATAAATGCAAGCTGTAACATTAAACTTAAATGTCAAGATAATTAATTATGAGTGCAACATATAATTGGGCATATAAGCCTGGAGTAGTAAATAAATACAAAATAAGCGTTCCGGCGAGTGCAGATAATGTTAGTCCTGCCGGGTATTGCTATGTGGCATTATTTGGTAATGACGATACTGGTAACGGAAGTCGCCAGTATCCTTACAAGACTATAAAACCGGGGAAGAATAATATTTTAGCTTCTGGTGTTTATAGATTATCAACAATGGTATCTGTGTCATCCATTATAGGTGATGGGGATGTAATCGTTGATAGTGTGTATGCTAATACATTTCCTTCAATGGAGGGTGCTATGTACAATATATATCTAAGAGGCAATGGGGCTGGTACCGCCACAAATCTAGGTGGCCCTTCCATATATATAGATGTCACTTTTGATGGGGTGAGTTTGGCTAATTCGGCCTTTAATCAAAGGGGGACATTTGCTAATTGCACTTTTAAAAATTGTACAGGGTTTAATTTGTTCGTATTAGACAGTGCAGGTAGCACAACTAATTGTACATTTTATAATTGCAGGGATATACGGTTTAGTCCTTTATCATCTTCTTACAGCTTTCAATTGGCTAGCTGCATATTTTATAAATGTAACATTTGGTGGGGAAGTAAGAATAATAATTGCGGGTACAGTGTTTTTTATCAGTGTAATTTTAAGTTTAATGCTTCACAGGGGTCTGCGCCAAATGTATCATATCCAAGCATTCCAACAGGTTATACCTATTACAGCGACATAAATTTGTTAAAGGCAGATTTCTTAACGGCTTTTCCTGGTGCTATTAATCCATTTTATTCATCAATAATAGCCGACCCTTTATTTAATAATGCTGCTATAGGAGATTTTTCATTGGCTTTTAACAGCCCCGCAAAAAACCTTTCTTATTTCGGTACTTATGGCGGTTCGCGTTCAATCGGACAATCAATTAAAGTCAGGGCAACGGAAAGTGAGGGTGTATTTGAGTTTTCAAGTGCCGTTAATTTAACTATTGCTGATGATAGTATTACGTTAACAAATCCCGCTATTGACGCTCAGGTTGACACGAAAGTAATCGTAAACACCCTTGCAAGGGAAATTGCAAACCTTACAAGTTTCGGTTTTAACGCTGATAGAAACGGACAATATATAGATAGTATTTCCGATCTTGATATAATACCCAAGGGGGCGGGAGATACTTTGAGCGTGCCTATACCGTATATTGTAGAAATAGGGGCAATAATTTACAATGGTTTTACTTATCAGCCCGGCGATCGCTTTACAACTGTATCCGGGCAAACTACATTTACTACCGTTGCATCCGGGGTTGTTAGGGAAATATTAGAAGCCCCGCAACGGCATACGATAATGGCGCGGTTTAGCGATGGTAGCGGTTCCGTTTCAAGCGGTGTTGTGCTTACAGTAGGTTATTATTATTATGTGGTAACTGGTTCTGTAACTTACAATAGTAAGGTTTACAATGCCGGGGATACCTTTAAAGCGGTTGACACAAGTGCTTTTTCTGGTACAGGTAGTGTTATTGTTGCTTTTTCAACAGAAAGTTATCAGCACTACGAACCGGGTATAAAACCTACCAGTAACAATATCGGCGATAGTCGTACAGGGACAATCGTACGCGGCAATGGCGACCCTGCTTATATACGCGGTGGTTTGGGCGTACAAGAGTTTCCCATTAACTATAAATTTATTCAAATCAGGTATTACATACGTGTTAACAACCTTAAACCCTAAAGATGGCATATTTAGTAATTAGTGGTGAAATTTCGCCCGGTTGCCTTTATTTGATTACCGGTTCACAGTCTGTTACTTATAATTCTGCAACATATTGTACAGGGCAAATATTTAAGGGTGTAATAGGTGTAACAACCTTTGTATATTCAGGAAGTGGTACCCAGGCTGTTAATGAAGTACATCAACTGACTGCCGGTTCAATTGAATTTGCAGAAACATCTATTGACATTCCTGGGTACCCTGAAACAACTTTGCTATTGGGCATGGCTGTTGAATTTGCTTTAACAGAGGCGGAAAAAATCGTTAATGAAGTAACGAACATTCAAGGATTTGCAATTGAATTAATAGACTATCCCTTTTATAGTTTTGAGATAACCGAAACAAGGTTATAAAATTGTATTTTGCATCATGTTACGTACAATAAAATTTATTCTTAATCATCCTCTAACAAAAAACAAGCCTTTATCTGCTCTTTTAGGCTTCGTTAAATGGCAGTTTGTTTCGCGGCTATCTAAGAATCCAATAGTGCATAAATTAACAGCCAATAGTAAATTGTTTGTTTGGAGTGGATTAACAGGTGCAACCGGTAATGTTTATTGTGGCTTGCATGAGTTTGAAGATATGGCCTTTTTATTGCACTTTTTAAGAGAAGAAGATTTGTTTGTAGACATTGGTGCTAATATCGGAAGCTATACAATTTTGGCATCAGCAGAAATAAAAGCAAATACAGTGTCAATAGAGCCCGTTAAAGAAACTTTTAATAATCTTTTACAAAATATTTACTTGAACAATATTAATGATAAAGTTGAACCTTTAAATATTGGTATAAGTAGTGAGAAGGGCACGTTAAAGTTTACGAAATCGTTTGATACCGGGAACCATGTTGCAAACGATACAGAAGCTGAAGTTGAAATAGTTAAAGTTGATAGTTTAGATACCCTTTTATTTAACAAAAACCCAGCGATGTTAAAGATAGATGTTGAAGGATTTGAAACCGAGGTATTAAATGGTGCAATCGGTGTATTAAAACTAACATCTCTAAAGGCAATTATAATTGAATTAAATGGTTCGGGTGATCGTTATGGTTTTGACGAAAACAAAGTGCATTTAAACCTTATTGAAAACGGTTTTAAAACATTTAAATATTTGCCATTTGATAGAAAAATAGTTGAATCTGAAAGAAAGACAACCCATAACACTTTGTATATTCGTGATTATCCTTTCGTTTTCAAGCGCCTCACTGAAGCGAATAGCATAACAATTAAAGGAATTACATTTTAATCAAATAGGTTTTGATTTTACAACAGCTAGCCTTGACAATTTTAGGTTAGTACACGAAAGTTTCCTATGTCCGAGTTTAAGATCTATAATTCAACTAAGTAATCACGTTGTACTATACAATTGATGTAACCCATTAGAAACAGAATATCTATTAATATAGTTTAATTTCTATAATCCAGACTCCTATATTATTCGTAAAGTTATTTAATTTTCTGATTAAAGCAATCTTTTCGTAGCACAGAATAACACTCTGCATATCGTTATTAAGCCTTTGTTTCAAATGCCAAAGTAAACAACCTAAAAATTCTTTTTACGTACAGCTTAATTATTAATATTGTTAGCCAAACTCGCTTATCTTAAACAATACTTTCACATAACACCTATATTCGTTATGACAGCACTTGTGTAGTGCTACGCCTGTATTTTTTAAAACGTGCCCTAATTTATAGTATTAGCCTGTCCTGATTTCGGCAAATCGCTTACTTAAGTCCAAACATCCCCCTATGCCTTGCGCTATTTTAAAAATCTACAAATAGCAACATCATTATTGCACAGTTCGCAATAAATCAATACAAATCTCACAAACAAACAAAATAATGAAATTAAGTAACCGTGGCGTAAAACTCATCAAGAGTTTCGAAGGCCTCAGATTAAACGCCTACAAGGATGTGGCCAGTGTTTGGACCATTGGATATGGTTCTACCCTTTACCCGGACGGCAGGGGCATAAAGCCTGGCGATAAGCTAACTGATGAAGCACAAGCGAATACCTTATTCGTAAGCACACTAAACAAATATGTTGAAGCCGTTAATACTGGCGTAAAAGTAAGTTTAACTCAAAATCAGTTTGATGCGCTGGTCTCCTTCATATACAATGTGGGTACCGGGGTAGTAAACTCTTCTACATTATTTAAAACATTAAACGCAGGTAATTATCAAAATGCAGCCGATCAATTTCTGGTATGGAATAAAATAACAGACCCCCATACAGGCAAAAAGGCACCTTGTGAAACCCTTACAATTAGGCGCGGACAGGAGCGCGCACTATTTTTAACAGCATGACATCTATTGAACACCGCCAATTAAAAGGCATAACTATCAAGAATATTGTGGTAACTATTATCAGTACTGCCAGTATAGTTACATCAGTAATGGCTTCCTACTTTCAATTGCGGAGCGATATAAGCGAGGTAAGGGTTCAGCAAGAGGCCCAAACCAGGATCAATGAAGTACGCCTTCGCGTTTTAGAAGGGCAGGTGACTGTATTACAGCGCGAAGTAGAGGATATCAAATCAATAAAAACCAAATAATAATATATGAGTATAAAATCATTCTTAACCAAATTATGGGAAACTATAAAGTCATTATTTAATAGTTTTCCGGCTAAGCTAAAAGCAGCCGTACATATTGGTATCATCATTACCGAAAACATAAAAACTATTGTGGACTCCCCTATAGCCGATATACTGACGGCTATAATTCCCGGAGAAGTTGATGATAAAATAAAACAAGCTCTGCGTGCAGGAATACCTGTTATATTAACCGATCTGAAACTTACCGATCAATGCAGCAACATTACAGATCCTCAGGAAATAACCAAATGCGCTATAGAAACTTTAAAAACCCTGGATGGGGATATCAAAAGTGCTTTTTTGCATAACTTATCGATAATGATAGCACAGGTAGCTGCAGATGGAAAACTCAGCTGGACTGACGGGGTTTGCATCCTGGAGTGGTACTACCAAAACAAATTCAAGGCTACAAGTAATTGA